GCTCTCCGGGAGGTGCTGAAACCCCGCAAGTGGCAGGCGCACAGCCGGGCCGTCAAGGCCCGGGCCACCGAGCACGTCGCCTTCGATGACCTGGAGCGGTGGGCTGATGCCGCTGAGGCGACTGTACGAGCCAAGGGCCCCAACTACGCGGAGGTCCAGACCGTCTGATGCCGACCTCCAACCTGCATCTGGCCGCCGACCTCTGCTGGTTGGTGGAGCGGACCGGAGCCCGCACCGTGCTCGACGTCGGACCCGGCCACGGCAAGTACGGGGTACTCCTCAGGGAGTACGCCCACGTGGCGACGGTCGACGCCGTCGAGATGTGGGACCCCTACGTGGCCGCCTTCGGCCTCGAAGGCATCTACCGCACTGTCCACCGAGGCGACGTGTGCAACCTGCCCCAGGACGTGCTAGGCGCCTACGACTGCGTCTTCCTGGGTGACGTCATCGAGCACATCGACAAGGCCCGAGCCACCGACCTCCTCGACCGCATCCCCGGATGGGTCGTGATCTGCACCCCTGTGGAGTACTTCGCTCAACCTCATGAGGTTCCCACCGAGCACCACATCAGTCATTGGACCTGGGACGACTTTACTGGGCGGGCTGACGTGGAGCACGTTGCCGAGAAGCTGGGCGGGCTCCTGGTCCGGCTTCGCCCTAAGGGGAGGGCTGGATGGCCGATCTGATCACTCAGGCCGATGTGGTCGCCCGGATGGGCACCCTCAACGCTGGCCAATCGGCCCGGGTGGCGGCCCTGATTTCTGACGCTTCCGCTTTCATCCTGGCCGAGTGCCCTGGGCTGGTCGCCGTCACCGGCGATGTTGTCGTGCTCCAGGCTCAAGGGGGTGTGGTGACTCTGCCCGGGGTGCCCGTGGCCTCCATCACCTCGGTGGAAGTGTGGGGGATCACGGGCTGGCTGGCCCTGCCCGCCGGCTCCTGGCTGTTCAACGGTGGGAGCCGACTCACTGTCGACAGTGGGGCCGGTTGGATCATCAACCTGCCCGAGCCTGAGGGCGATGACGAGGCTGACACCTTCCGTGTCACCTACTCCCACGGTTTCACCACCACACCGGCCGAGGCGAAGACGGTGGCTGCCAACATGGTGATGCGGGCCTTGGCCGCCCCGACCTTGGCCGAGGGGGTTACGGGGGAGAACATCGGTCAGTACGGCTGGCAGGCCAACTCCAGCGTCGGCTCTCCGGGGGCCGGGGTCCGCTGGACTGAGGCGGACCGTATCGCCCTTCGGCGGTACCGCACCCGATCGGGAACGATGGAGACGCCGGTCCGATGAAGCGCGCTGTACCCCTGTTCGCTGAGCGCTGGTGGGAGTGCCCCTCCTGCGGCCACCAGGCCCGCACTGTCCGGGGTGGGATCCTCACACCCATGCACCGTTGTGCCCGAATGAGCGGGTTGGAGGTGCCGTTGGTCCAGGTGCTCCACAACGGGGGTATCCGACCGGGAGATGTTCGCCATGTCGCCGTGGAGCGGGGCGACATGGTTGGTCAGGAGAAGGGCGCCCTTGTGGACGCTCGGGGCCGGGCCATCCAAGCCATCGTCACCGAAAGGGCTGATGGCTCCAACGACTGCCACGTCTTCGCTCCCGTGGCAACCGCAACTTCAAGGGAGCTTTAACTATGGCCTGGACAGCATCGAAGATCTTCGCCGCCTTCGTGGTGGCCACGATCGACCGGACCAACGCCTTCGACTTCGACACCGATTCTGACCTGGTGGCGCTCTACAACAACACCCCCACGCCCGACAACACCGTGTCACTGGCCAACTCGGCCTACAACGTGGGCCAGTGGGCCACCGCCCAGGAACAGTTCCAGGCTGGCCAGTGGGCCCAGGGCGGTGTGGCGCTCGCCTCTAAGACGGTGGCCGCTGCGACCACCACCATCACCTGTGATGCCGCTGACACCGCATCGGGTGCCGCTTGCACGCTGGCCAACGTCTTCGGCTGCCTGGTCTACGACAACACCACGGCCACCAAGGGTGGTTTCTGCTACAACTACTTCGGCGGGACTAACAGCGTGACCAACGGCACCTTCACGGTGGTGTGGAACGCCTCCGGCATCTTCTCCTTCTCGGTCGCCTGACACACCCTTCCGACCCGCCGGGAGGGGGTGACACGACATGGCGGTTGCCTTCGGAACGTACGGGTCGAGCTGGGACAGCTCGACCACGTCGATCCTTCCGGCCTACCCCACAGGGATCACCGCCGGGATGTACCTCCTGGCGACCATCGCCACAGGGGTCTCCGGCAACGCCGAGCCAACCGCCAGCGACGGCACCTGGACCAAGCTGGCCACGTCAACCACCACTGACGGGACCTTCGGGGTAGACACTGGACCTCGGCGGGTCACCATCTTCGGCAAGGTCGCCGTCGGCACCGAGACAGGCACCACCCAGTTCAACCTGGCCAGTGGCAACGTGATGACCGGCAGCATCAGCTCCTGGTCGAACGGGACCGGTGTCTGGAGCATTGCCACTGGCACCGCCGACGACTCCAACAACCGGACCGCTATCAGCGCTGCCACGGCTTCAGGCGCCCCAGTGTGGGCCAACGGGGATGGCTGCCACGTCGGAGCCGCCCAGCGGGTTGACACTGCCACCGTCGCCAGCTTCGCTGTCACGGCCTCCGGCGCCACGTTTGGCACGATCACCGCTCGCGAGACCAGGGCCGTCACCACTGGCAACGACGTCCGCATCCTCAACTACACGTGCTCAGTCACCGCCGGCTCTGCCTCAGGCGCGACCACTATCTCCTACACGGCCTCGGCCGCCGCATCCACCGCATTCGTGGTGGTGCGGTTGCGGGAAGCTACGGCGGGCGCTCCCGCTGGCAACGCCAGTGGCTCCGGTGTGGCTTACGCTGGCGTGGGTCGGGTGGCCAGCTCGGCCGGAGCCGCCAGCCAGAGCACGGGTACCGCTCAGATCCCGGCTACCGGGCGCACTGCCCAGGCGATCACCGCCACGGGTACCGCCTACACCACTGCTGCTAGCCTGGTCAGTCCGGGGAGCCAGGTTGCCCAGGCTACAGGCACCGCCTACGGCGCCACGGGCAAGATCAACGCCAATGCTGGCGTAGCCCAGGCCACTGGCACCGCCTACGGCGCCACTGTCAGCACCGCGACCAATACCAACGCCAATGCTGGCGTAGCCCAGGCCACTGGCACCGCCTACGGCGCCACTGTCAGCACCGCGACCAATACCAACGCCAACGCTGGCGTAGCCCAGGCCACAGGCTCCGCTGGCGCCGTGCGGGTCAACCTGGCGGGCCCTACTGGCTTCATCGCTGGCGGGACCGCCAGCCAGACCTACACCACACCCGCCTTCACCCCACCGGCCAACTGCCGCATCCTGCTGGTAGCTCGGGCCGGGCGAGAGAACCACACCGCCGCCTTCACCTGGTCCGTCTCGGATTCGCTATCCGGTTCTTGGGTCCAGGATGCACTGGGCGCCGACAACCCAAACCCCGGCAACGCCTTCGGGCGCCAGGTGGCGGTCTACCACCGCAACATCGGTGGATCCCCAGCGTCCATGACCATCACTGTGGACGCCTGGGCCACAGCCGACATAGGCAACTACGGGGTGGTCGCCTACTTCTTGGCCGACGGCACCTACGGGGGCACCTGGATGGCCCAGACCCCAGCCTTCGCCTACGCCGGCATCGGCTCCACCTCGGTGGTGCCAGCCCTCGGTGGAGCGGCTTCAGGGCAGGCCATCCAAGTGGCTTTCGTCGAGGAGGATGTAGCCGACGTCACTTGGGGGGCACCAGAGTCCGGCTACACCCCGATCCTCCAGACCAGCGACGTCCAGTACTACAACGCTCGGCTGGCTGTTCGCAGTGCAGGAGACGCGGACGGTGCCACCACGGTCACCTACTCAGGGGTCGGTGTCGAGTCGGCCGACGCTGTGCTCCTGGATGTGGCCCCCGCTGGTGCCGTCACCAACGCCAACGCTGGCCTGGCCTCGGGCACGGGCACCGCTTTCAACGCCACCATCACATCCTCGGGCAACGCCCTGGCCGGGCTCCCCCCCAGCACAGGTACCGCCCAGGCCCCAGCCGTCTCGGTCACACCTTCCCCCAGTCTGGCTGGGGCGGCTGGGGGGGCAGCTCTCAACGCCACCATCAAGACCGGTTCTACCCCTGGGACGGCAGCGGGAACAGGGGTTAGCGGGGCCATCACCGCCAAGGTGTCCCCCACTGCCCGGTCCGGGGTCCAGCAGCTCATCATCCCCATGTACTCCTACCCTGCAGTCGGCTTCGGCCAGCCCTACTGGGATGCGGTCTACGCCGTCGGGGCCCCCAAGATCTACGGCATCGTGGCCAACCCCGCCACGGGCCCAGGGGGCACAGCCGACCCGAACTACGTCACCGCCATAGCCGCCGCCCAGACCGCTGGCATTCGGGTCTACGGCTACGTCAACACTGGCTACGCCGCCGTGGCTGACGCCACCGTGGATGCCGACGTGGTCGGCTGGGGCACCGTCTACGGCATCCACGACATCTTCTTCGACCTCGTGAGCGCTGGACTCGGAGACCTGGTCTACTACCAGGCCCGAGCCGCCGCCGTCCGTTCCACCCACCCTGGTGGGGCCCTGATCTTCAACCCAGGGGCCAGCATTGCTGAGGCCTACGTGGGGTTGGCTGACATCGTCTGCAACTTCGAGGGGAGCCAGGCCACCTACACCGGCTGGACGTTTGACGCCTACACCGCCAACTACCCGCCGGAAAAGTGGTGGCACCTGGTTCACGGCACCCCCACCACCCAGGACATGCGGGACGTGGTGGCCCTATCCAAGGGGCGCAACGTCCATTGGCTGGACATCACCGACGACACTTTCAGCCCGGGGGCCTGGGACACCACCCCCACCTACCTGAGTGCTGAGGCTGACCAGCTGGCGGTGGAGACTGAGCACAGTGCCATCGGCACCGCCCGCTCTGCTACTGGCTCGGTGAGGGCGAGCATCGGCAGCGCCGCTGGTACGGGGTCGGCCTACAACGCCACCACTACATCCTCGACCAACGTTCCCGGAGGGGTCGCCTCGGGAACAGGTTCGGCCTTCAACGCCACGGTGCAACTGGGGACCCGGGCCAACGCTGGCCTGGCCTCGGGCACGGGTGCTGGGGCGGATGCGTCCACCCGATCCAGTGGCAACGCTACCCCCGGAGCGGCTTCGGGCACGGGGTCAGCGTTCACTGGATCGGGTGGCGTCGGTGGCGGTGCCGGCTCTTCGGCGGGGACTGGCACCGCTTCCAACGCCACCACTAAGGCATCAGGCAACGCCACCCCACCCGTGGCCGGGCCAGCCACGGGCACCGCATGGAACGCCACCGCTCAGACGGCTGGTTTTACCAACGCTCAGGCGGGTCTGGCTGGCCCCGCCATCGGTACCGCCTACAACGAGGCCGGCCGCTACATCACTGCCGAGGTTGCCCTGGGCACGGGCACCGCCTACGGCGTCACGGGCAAGGTCAGCACCATCGTTGGTGTGGCCCAGGCCACGGGCACCGCCCTGGGGGCGACAGGAGCGAGCGGCGTCAGTCCGACGGCTGGCACTGGGACTGGCTCGGGCACTGCCTACAACGCCACCGTCCGGGTAGCATCCACGGCCCAGGTCGCCACCGCCACCGCCGCTGGCTCCGATCCCGGGGTAGCCATCAAGGTCTCGGCCCAACTGGCTGGTCCCGTCTCGGGCTCTGCGCTGGCCCCTACTGTTGTTCGGGCCGTGAGTCCTCAGGCTGGGGTAGCCGCTGCTTCGGCTGCCGCCTACAACGCCACCGTGGCTCTAGCCCGGTTGGCTCAGGCCGAAGCGGCTTTCGCCCTCGGGGCTGCCAACGGGGCTGTGGTCTACGCCGTAGCCCCCGGCCATGCCAACGCTCAGCTGGCTCACGCTGTTGCCATGGCTCACGGGGTTAACCGTCGACCCATCTTCGTAGGAGGTGTGCCAGTGCTCTTGGAGCCACAGCAGCTGACCGTGATCACCCCGATCCAAGGCGGGCCCGATGGGTTCGGCAACCTCACGTGGAACTACGCCGCAGGTACTGAGCGCTACATCTTCGGCTGGATCCAGCAGGACCAGCGATCCGAGGGTTTCACCCCCGGTCGGGATCCGAAGGAACAGCATTGGCTCCTGGTCACCAACGACCCCAGCATCACCGCTCGGGACCGGGTCTACTGGGGCACCAGTCCTACCGGGCCGATCACATTCGAAGTGGAAGGCCCACCGGAGCCGGCCTACCGGCCTGACGGTTACCACCACACCGAGGCCACACTTCGGGTGCTGGTCGGGTGACGGGTTCAGGGTTCGACCGCTTCCAGCACCACTGGCCTGGCTATCGGGCGGTGATGCGCTCTACCGCTGTGCGAACCGACATGCAGCGTCGAGCCGATGCTGTGGCTCGGGTGGTTCGTGGTCGGCTTCCGGCCGGCAACGAGGGGGCGCACATCAGGATCCTGGCTGACACCACCGTGGGGCGGAACCGAGCTGGGGCCACCGTCATCGGGGTGCCGATGCACTTGGAGCGGAAGTACCGGATCCTGGGTTCGGCCATCGACGCTGCCGGGGGTGGGTCATGACCCAGTGGTACCCCGTGGTCACGATGGTGGTGGGCTACCTGGCTGGCATGGTGGACCCCATCCCGGTGGCCACCGAGGTGCCCGAGGCTCGACCCCCCGAGTTCATCCAGGTGCGTCGGGTCGGTGGGCCGGCCGTAGCCCCCGTGCGGGAGTCGGTGCGGATCGACACCTTTGCTTGGGCGGCCACCGAGGAGCGGGCCTACGCGATCGGCAACCAGGTCCGGGAAGCTATCTGGGCTCTGCACGGTCAGGCCCTGGCCGGGCTTCCGGTCTACGAGGTGGCTGAGTTCATGGGGCCCACCATGACCGCCGACGATCAAACCAGAACCCCTCAGCTGTGGACCACCTATGAGCTGTTGGTGAGGGCAGACGGGGCCATTCACCGTTGAGTGCAATGCACACTACACAACAGAAGGGATACCACAAATGGCAACGCTAGCCCCCAACGTTCGGGTGGCCATCACCGGGGAGGTGTACTACGCCCCGGCTGGCACCGCCCTGCCTTCGGATTCGACCACGGCCCTGATCGCCGCCTACCAGGGTCTTGGCTACATCAGCGATGACGGTGTAACCGAAAAGTGGGATGACTCAGTCGACACCATTGTGGCCTGGCAGAACGCCACCACGGTGCGCTCGGCCACAACCAAGAGCACGGGAAGTCTCGGCTTCACGATGATCGAATCCAAGGGTCGGGTTCTGACCAACTTCCATCGTGGCTCGACCATGGTGGAGTCCCCGGTCGGCAACTTCAAGTTGGCCGTCAAGCCGATTGTGGCCGACCCCAAGGTGTGGGTCTTCCATGTGATCGACGGCACCAAGTTGGTGCGCATCGTCGTCGGCAACGGCGAGATCACCGAACG